GCACAGTGAGCGAATCGACTAGCAGTCGAACCGGCTCCAGTCGAGGAAACAGATGCAGAACCACCACCAACCTGAAGTGCTTTGCTGTTGCTTCCCCACGCACTCGGCGTAACCCCCACGCCCAGCCCCGTGGAGTTCAGGGTCATGGCGGTGCCAGCGACTCCGCCGACGTTTTCCCATGTGTGAATACCGGCATTGCTGATCCGGTATCGGTTGTAAAACGTCAATGCAGATCCAGCTCCAGCAGCAGATGCGTCGGTGTTTGCCAAAACGAAGTCACCGTTGGTTGCAAACGCCGTGTAACCAGCATAACCAGCAGCAACACTCTTGAATCCGCTGCTGTAGTACGCATTCCAATACTGAAGGTTGTTGATCGGAAGAGTAACCTCTCCATTTACATGAAGAGTGTTGACTGGGCTTGCAGTAAGAACACCCACCCGATTGTTCGCCGAATCTACCTTCAGGGTCGAGGTGTCAACCGTCAGATCGCCGCTGATCGTGGCGGAGGCGAGGGTGGCGGTGCCGGATGCGCCGAGGAGCTGGTTGATCGTGATTTTCTTCGTCGTGCCGGAAGCCGCCATGGCGGTGTCCGACACGTCGACGATGGGCAGCGGATCGACAGCGGGGTCGATGACAGAGATAGCCGTTAAGGCCGTGATTTTTGCGTCGGGCATAGGTCAGTAAACGGTGAGTGTGAACTTTGAGTTGTCTTCCATCAGTAAAAGGTCGGTGCCCTGCTCGGTGGCAATCCGGTCGTAGGTTCCAAGGCTGAGGACGATCTTGGAGTTGTCCTCTTGGAACACGAAAAAGTCGTCCTGTTGCAACAGGTCTCGGCGCATGATTGGCAGGTCGAGACCGCCGCTGTCGGCGATCCGTTCCCTGTTGATCCCAATGCCGATTGCTGACCTCATGTTACGAGCGGGCGAGTGTCACCTGAACGGTGCCGCTGGCGATCTGAAACGCGGAGATGATGCCCCGGATCTGAAACCCGGCCGGGAACGTCACGGACGGCCCATAGCCACTCATGTTTTCTCCGGTGACCGATACAAACGCGGTCGGGACCACGCATTCGATTGCGGCGTAATTGCCGGTCTGGGTCGAGGTCGACGACGTGACGAAACTGCCGTGCCGGCCCATCGAGTATTCGGTCGAGATGTCTGATTGCAGCGCCATGTTGTTTTTCGGATGAGGGGGCCCCGGCCGGATTGCCGAGGCCCCCGGGTTTGACTGCTATCCTTTGCGGATCTTCGGTGCCAGGGCTCCCTGAATGAACAGGACAAGCTTGCCTCCCTCGGGAACGTTCGCCGTGTTGAAGTTGTCGCGTTGGAGATCCGCGCCAACCTCGGGACCAGACACGAGCTTAGACTTGCCGTTCTTGTCCACGGAGATGGTGGTTGCGAGCCTCATGTTGATTAGGCGGTGATGAGGACCTCGGCCTGCGTGGTGTCGCCGGTGGCGGCGCCGAACATGATGTCGTAGGACGCCATGTGGGAGCGGGTGGCGCGGCTGTACCAGACCGAAAGCAAGGCGGACAGACCGTTGGAGGTCGTCACGGCGCGCTGCTCGATGAACTCACCGGCAACCATTCCAACCGGGAGGCCCGCGGCGATGGCGATGGCGTCAGGGCCGCAGACGAAGCCGGCCGCGTTGGTCTCGGCGCCGGTCCAGCGGTTGTTCTCGGCGATGACGTCGAAGCCGAAGCGACCGTTGTTGAGCGGGCCGTATCGGCTGTCGGGCATCGCCACGGTGCCGGCAGCGGCGGTGGTGAGACCGGAAAACTGGATCCTGGCGATGTGGCCACCGTCGAGGATCAGGTTCTTGGAGCGGTAGTTCTTCGCGGCCGCGAGGATCGCCGGCAGGTCGCTGGAGTCGAAGTTGGCCGCGGTGCCAATCGTGATGGCCGTGCCGAAATTGGCGGCGGTCATGATGGCGGTCAGCTTGTCGCTGATGCCGTAGGCGAACAGGTCGGCGGAACCGGCGGCGAGGTCGGCGAGGCTGAAGCCCTGGTTGAGCTCCTGCTGGGTCACCGTGAAGTTTTTGCTGATCTGATCGACCGTCACCGAAGTGGCGGCGAGCTGCGAGTCGTTGTTTGTCTCCCAGTTGGTGGGATTCGTCTGGGCGGCGGTGCCGGTGGTGTACCGCTTGACGCGGACAACGGCCAGCGGGCGCAGGTTGTCCAGGCCGACGTTGCGGCTGAAGGCGTTGACCAGAGCCAGCCGGGTCGGGGCAACGGTGATAAGCGCGTCGGCCAGATAGTCGACCACCAGCGTGGAGGTGAACGTGTTGGCGTTCTGCGGCGCGTGGATCGAAGCCTGCCGCAGAAGCTCCGCGTGGTTCTTGACGAGGAAGTCGCGACGCTCGGCGCCGGCCTGCATCTTTCGGTGGGCCTCGATCAGAGGGTTGCCGATGTTCTCGATGCGCGGCGCAATCGGCTCGGGGGCCGGCGCGGCGGTCGGAGCCTTGGCCGAGATGGCGGCGGCGACGGCCTTTGCGACGATGGCCTCGATGTCGATGGCGGCAGGGGCGGCAGGGGCCGGCGCAGCGGGAGCAGCCGGCACCACGGGATCAGGGGTCTTGGTTTCCATGTTGTGTGGTGTCTGTGATGTCGGCGCGGTGTTCGCGCCATCGGCGACAGCGTTGGTGCTGCCGGTCGAAAGTTTGGAGAGAGCCGCACTCACCCATGCGCGGGCGGCGTTGGCCTGCATGGCGGGCTGCTTTTCGGTGATCGAATCAGCCAAGCCAAAGTCGATTGCCTCGGCGGACGTGAACCACGTTTCCGCCTTCATGGCCGCACGGATCGCCGATGCGGTCTTGCCGGTTTTCTTTTCGTAGACTCCGGCGAGGATGGCCGCGTGCTGGTCGAGAGCGTCGGCCATCTTCCTCATGTCCTCGGACGTGCCGGCCGCAAGACCGGACGGGTCGTGAATCATCATCAAGGCGGCGTCCGCGATTTCCACGGTGTCGCCAGCCAGCGCGATGATCGAAGCGATGGAAGCCGCAACGCCGACAACCTTGGTGGTCACCGGGGCCTGCCGACCGCGCAGCATATTGTAAATGGCCAAGCCGTCCCAGACGTTGCCGCCCGGGCTGTTGATCTCGACGTTGAGCGGACCGGGCCCGACCGCTTGCAGGGTTTCTGCAAACGACTTTGCCGTGACGCCGGAATTGCTGAACCAGTCTTCGCCGATCTGGTCGAAGATTTGGATGTTGGCCGGCTCGTTGGCAGCGGCTCGCGGGCTGTAGGACAGCCAGTTGTTCACCTTGGTCATTTCTTCTTTCTCCGGTTCCGTTTTGGTTTCGCAACCGAGGCAGTAGGCGCAGGGGTCGGGGGCATCATGTCCTCGGGTTCCTCGACCTCGACCTCCTCGGCTTCGGCCGGCTCCGGGGCAATCGGGAGCTTCTGGGCTCGGCTGATTTCCGAGACATCGACATCGTACTTCTCGGCAAGCTCATGGATGAACTTGGCCTGCTGCGCCTTGGCCTCCAGCGCCGACCGCCAGTCGATGCCGCGGGCGCCATAGACTTCGTCGTAAGTCGTGACGCCGGCCTCCAGCTCGGCAAGCTGGGCGGCGGAATTTCGGCCGACGTCCACGTTGGGAGCACGGGGCGCTTGGATGGCCACCTCGTACCAGTCGTCCGGCGAATCCTTGAGCGTCGGATCCACGCGGATGGCGTATTCCATCACGTATTCCCAGATCCGGCGGGCGGCGGACGCCATGACCGCATGACGAGCGCGGAACCAGACCGCCGACATATCCAAGGCCCCGCGGTAGACCGTGCCCTGCATCGACTCGGGATAGACCAAGACGTATGGGATCCCGACACCGGCGCAGACCTTTTCGGTCAACTGGCGCCAGTAGTCGCGCATGTTGACCGACGGCCTGTCAGACATGAACTGTTCGAACTCGTCGCCGGACTTCAGCACCTTGACCTGGGCGCCGAAGACGTTCTCGTAGTAGGTCTGGGCGCTCCCCTGAGACCCTCCAACGCCTGACCGGAGGCTGGTTGCCTGCACCTCGCCGGACGACGTCTTGACCACCTGGGCAACGCTGGACGCCAGCTTGCAGGATTCCATCTCCAGCTTCTGGAGGTCGTCGAGATCGTGCAGGTCGTTGATGACCGGCGCCACAAACGGCAGGCCGCGCAGTTGGTTTGCGCGCTGGGCCTCGTAAATGTGAACGATTGAGTCGGCCGAGATCGGGCGGATGTCGGTCAACTCGCCCTGCTTCTGCTCCTGCCCGACGTAGTAGGTCAGAGCCCGGCCGGTCCGCTGGTCAAACCGGACGCCGTCGAAGATGTCGGCAGCGTTTTCCTGCCCGGTCGGCGTCGAGATTTGCTGCGGCTCAACGAGTTGCAAGCGCGGACGCCCAGACTCGCCCTTGGTCAGCAG